GAATCCTCCATCTGATATGAACAATGCAACCCGCTCAAGCTACCACGAAATCGCCAGCTATAACTCATCAAGAAAATTTAAGTGTCGCTATAAGCACGATTTATAGCAGTGAGGTTTCTGCATGCGTTGCCACGCTTGGAGTTTCGCGTTTCCACCACCTGAGTGTCACTCAAAGTAGACTCTATTTTTCTGCTTTCTCCGTATGATACACCCGCCGGAAACACGAAAACGCCCCTCCCCCAGCATCAGCCGAGAGAGGGGCAACTTCGCATGGACTTAACAGCCGTCAAACTCGACGCGAAGCTCTGTCAAGTGTCGCCGCCGAATCGGTGGCAATGATTTTTTATTCGTCGGAACCGTCCGGCTTGGCTGCCGTGAGCTGGCTCACGCCGATCAGAGCGCCGACGAACAAGCCGACCGCGTTGATCGTGGTGACGATCTCACCGCAGTGCGGCAATCCCCACTGCGGGCCGACCGCACCGACCAGCCATGCGACCGCAGGCAAAGCGATCAACGCGAGCCACTTGAGCGCCTGATACGCCTTGTCCGGCAGCAGGTAGCCATTGGTATTGGATTCGCCCATTCCACACCTCCTTAAAATTCGAGGCCGGTCAGCGCAAGACCTGACCGGGATAAATCGTGTACGGGGCACGCAACCCGTTGCGTTGGGCCGCGGCCGGCCAGCCGGAACCATAGATCTTCCACAGACTCTCGCCCGCGGTGACCACGTGCGAGGTGGTTACGACATGAGCACCGATGCTGGAAGCGGTCGAACCGCCGTAGCAGACTTGCTGCCCAGGCCAGATGCGGTTGATGTTGCCGCTGGGCACGCTCCACGCGCTGGCCGGCGTGCGGCCGGTCCGGGAGGCGATCGCGCCCATGGTGTCGCCGCTGGACACAACGACGCAATACGAGCCGGTATTGCCAGATGGCGTCGTGACGCCACTGCCGGACAGCCGCCGGTTGACGATGGCCATGACCGATGAATAGTTGGATCCGAGCGCCTGTCGTCGTGCGGGATCGTTGCCGAAATCGCCTCGGATGGTGCGCGTGGCCAAAGCGTCCAGGTCGACCGTCGGAGCGGTCGTGGGCTGTGGCGTCGGCTTGACGTTCGGCAGGCTCGCCGCACCCCTGTCGCCTGGGTTCGCGTACTTGCGCCATGCCGCGCGGTCGCCGCGGAACTTGTTCAGATCGAGGCGTCCGGACCAGCCGCTGAGACTGCCGTTGGACGTGTACTGGCGCATCACCTCGCCGCGCGCTCCGATGTTCCACGGGGCGGTCTGGTATCCGGTGACGAGGTTCGTCGCGTACTGTGCGATCCAGATGCCGCAGTCCAGCTCCGCCTCCATGCCCGCGACCTGCCAGTACCCGGAGTCCATCGTGTAGATGATCGGGTTCACGCCCGTCAGACGCTTGACCTCGCGCGCCCAGCGGCGCGGCCACTGCTTGTCGCCCCAGGCGGCGTTGTCCTGCGCCTCCCAGTCGAGGATCAGTACGCTCCTGTGCACATATCCACGCACGTTGTCGACGAAGAACCGGGCTTCGGTCTCCGGGTTGCCGCCGAGCGCGTAGTGGTAGACGCCGGTCTCCTTGCCGCTGTTGATGGCTCCGGCGAGCTGACGGTTGGCGTCGGTGTTGACGCCGTTGGACAGGCACCCGCCGTACACGCCGCCGGAACCCCATGTGGTGCCGACGATGACGAAATCGGCCGGCACGGTCGCGGTGTCAATGCCGCACTGCCAGTTCGAAATGTCGTACCCGTCCATGTCGGCCATCGCCGCCGGGGCGAATGCCATGGAGACTGCGATGGCGAGCGCGGTCAGCGGCGTGCGCCAGCGTCGGCGGGGTTTCATGTGCTTCGGCTTGCCTTTGTTGAGGATGCTCAAATTCCTCTCCTTCCCGCCCCGATTCGGGGCAATAGAAAAGGCCACCCCCTGTGGGATGGCCTTGCGGTTTGTTGGAAAATAGGATGTCAGGTGGTTGTCCAATCGCCTTCGAGGATGACGGGCGTGAGGGTGGCTTCGCCTGTCCATGTGGGGCTGACGGCCAGCTGCACGTAGACTTCAGTCGGCTGGTCCAGGGTGAATCTGCGCCAGTCGCTTCCGGCGTAGAAGGCGACCCTACCGCCGACATGCACCTCGAACGCGAGGCCGGCGGTGCCGGTGATGTCGACGCGCACGCTGTAGGTTCCCGCCGGGAGGGTGACGGCGCTCATCCTTCGTGCTTGCCATCCGGTCGCCGTGTCCGGTCGTGCGACATGCGCCGTATGGCCGGACACTTCCCATGTCGGGAATTTCGTGCCCCAGTTGTCCCATGCGCCGCACAGGTTGAGGTCAGCCGCTACCCCCCCCCCACCGCAGTTTTTCTGGCGGCTCCCAGCAGGTGCGCTTATCGCCCAGCTCCAACTGGGGGTGCAGGATGCTCGTTGTGGATTCGGACAGTTTCCCGTAGGTGAAGACGCAAGTGTCGTATGTCATGGCGCCGGCCGGCACAGTGAGACTTTTCAGAGACGTTATGTTGTCCTTGGTGAAGGTGGCTCGCTGCAGCATTTTGCCGGCCGCATCATAGAAGAAGACCTGGAAGCAGATGCCGTTAAGGGTATCGCCGTCCTCAAGGCTCAGCGTGAGCTTGTCTCCCTCATGAAGCTCAGGTGCGATGTCGGCCTTCCAGCGAAAGCCGATCCAGCTGTTCATCGGCGCGGTGGTGGCGACGCGCAGGCCGCCATCGTCGATGACGGACGCGATCATGTGCCCGGCCTGCGCGACGCCGTAGTTCAGCAGATTCTTGCCGGACGGCACGAGCAGTGCGCCGTCGTGTGTCAGCCCGATGCGCTGGCCGGCATGATAGATTCCGGCGACCGGCAGGCCATTGACACATACCCCCCCCCCACGAAGCGGATAATCGGTCATTATTGTCTCCTTAGATGATCTGCTAGATGATCTGCCACACGCTGATGTCGTCGAAGCGCCCGAAGCCGTCTACGGTGTTGATTCGCAGGGCGGCGCTCGTGATGCCTTCGGGCACCGTCCACGTAGTCCAGAAACGCTGCCACTTGTAAAGGTCCTCGTGGTCGATGGCCGGAAGCTTGATGATGTCCTCGACGGTGCCGTCCGGGAGCGCCATGGACACCACGTTTTTGCGCATTTCCGCGGCATCGGCCTTCCATAGGCTAATCTCGAGCGTCATACCGGCCTGCACCGTGAAAAAGGACGATTGGAGCATGCTGCCGCGGCCGCCGAACATGATCCAATAGTCTCCGCCGTGCGGCTCTACGATGTTTTTGCTGTTTTCGCGGGTCTGTATGACGTTGTTGCCCTTGGTCTTCCAGCCGGTCATGCCGCCTGTCTCGAAGTCTCCGTTGGTGATGAGGTTCCTGCCGAGCGCGGGCAACAGCAGGCTCCCCGCCTTGCCGAGTCCTATCTTTTTCCCGGCATGGTAGGCTCCCGCGACTTCAAGCCCGTGGAGGCATACCCCCCCCCCGAAGCTGTTCCGCCATGATTCCTCCTTAGATGATTTCTACAAGGCTCACGTCATCGACCCTCAGCCATGTGTTTTCCGTGATCGTGACGGTAACGGCCGTGCAATCCTTGGGCGCGGTGAAGTCGAGAGTGACTTCATACCATTGCGTATCAGCCCTGATTGGCGTTTTGGTTGATGCCACCACCGCGTCTCCGGCCGTGACCGTCGCCGTGACTCTGCGCCATGCGCTTCCATCTCCGACGGCATGCCAGAAGTCGAGGCGGTAGCGTGAGCCGGGGCTGACGGCCACGGTCTCCGAGCTCTGGTCGAGCGTGGCGGGATCCACGTCCACCAGCCCGGCGTACTCGACCGTCTGGGCGGAATCGGGCACCTCCACGTAGCGGGTGGCGCCGGCAGCCACAAGCTCGCTCGCACGCCACACCCATTGCGTGGTGCTCGGCATCACCTCCACGGTGGCCTCGCCCGCCGTAAGCTTGACAGTCTGCGCGACCGGCAGCCTGATCGCATCACGCACCGTCACACGGCGCGTGGGTACCAGGCTCACGCCGCCGGAAAGGCCGGAGCCCTCCGCATCCGTCAAGTGGAAATGCACCAATGTCATGAGTGCTCCTTCCTTGTGGGGCCGTTATGCGCGGCCATGATCTCGTCGTGCATCTTCGTTCCCGTCCCGTTGCCGCCGAGCGCGCTGTACGCGTCGTACGCGTCGTCGGCCTCGTCCATCACCTCGACGGGTATCGGTCGGCCGGACTGCACGTATTCGCGATGGATCCGGATGATCTCGGCGCGAAGCAGAACGCGCAGCCCGTGGATCACCGCACGCCCGTATCTCCACGCCACCGCGGCGAGCGTGACCGCACCGCCGCACATGGCGGGCACGAGCCATGCGACGATCTGATCGAGCAGTTGCATGCGGGCCTCTTTTCTAGGCTTGGAATCCCACACGGCGATCGTCGTGGATTGGCCGCGACGGCGTGTGGGATTTGGAGGTAAAAGATGCTGTTGTCCGTTTTCCATGACGAGGTGTGGCTGCCGTCGTGCGCGAATTTGAGGGAATGCACCATGGTCGGATATGAGAGCGCGTGGCGATGCCATATCGTGGACGCTTTCGGCGGGCTTGAGATCGATTCGATCACTGCCGGCATGATCGAGACGTGGATGGCCGGCATGCCGCGCGGCGCGGCGCGCAAGGCGTGGGGCGTTCTTCGCACCATGCTCCGCAAGGCATTCAGGTGGGGCATGAGCAGTGTGGACGTGACCACGCGCGTCAGGGGACCGAAGAGGACGGATCATCAGCCGCGCGTGCTCGATTCGCGGCAGATCGCGACGCTCCTGCGTGGGTTCTGGGGGCATGAGCTCGAGGCATGGCTCATCTGCAGCGTTACGCTGGGGCTCAGGCCTGAGGAGGCGCTTGGCCTCGAATGGTCGGACATCGACCTGCGCGGCGGACAGGTGCGGATCCGGCGCGGTGTGCAATGGGTATCCGGCCACGAGGTCGTTGTCGAGCCAAAGACCGATCTGTCCGCTAGGGAGCTCGTGCTCCCCCGGTTCGCGGTGCTTCGTCTGCGGCTGATCCGCCACGGCGGGTCTGGCAGGCTTGTCGGCGACCTGAATCCCGGGCAGGTGGACCGCAGCTACAGGCGATGGTGCCATGAACAGCGTCTCCCTTTCGTGCCCAGGGAGAACCTGCGTCACTCGTGGGCGACGAGCGCTTTGACTGCCGGAGTGGATGTGGCCGTCGTGAGCCGCGCTCTGGGACATTCGAGCATCGAGACCACGGCCCGCTATTACTTACGGCCGGACGTGACAGTGCTCAAGGACGCGCAGAAGCTGTGGGAGAAGGCAATCATGCGGTAAGGGATTCCGTAACCCTTGAACGGCAGATCTGGCATGGGCCTTACGGCATGACGGTACGTCTCGCCAAAGTCGGCATGATGGCTTTCGCTTTTGGCAACACGTCCTTCACGTCCAGCATCAATACCAACGGCCAGACCGTGAATGAGACGATGGATGCCGGTTTCCTGCCGGAAGGACAAGGCGCGATACTGCTGGAAGGTGTGAACGGGCAGCATGGAGCCTTGTCCTTCGACTCTGACGGTAAGGTCACGATCAGCGGCAGCATGAACAGCGGATACTATTTCCGCGTCTGCGGCTGCTGGCCGGTGAAATAGCTTTCCGTAACCCAGACATGCCAACTGACATGGCAGGACACCGCATCGTTTGTTCCGGCTTCTTATGGCGCTTCGAATACCATCACGGTCAAAGACGGTCTGATTTTCGTGGACCTGTCTTCGTTCCGAAGCACCGTGAAAGTCGGCGATTACTCTGTCTGGCTGTTCGAAGCGGGCGTGAAGCCCTCCAAAACGATCGGTCTTGGGTGCGTAGCGAACGTGGCTGGCATCGCGTATGGCAAACAGGCGCGGTGGAACACTAACGGGTCGGTGACGCTTATCGGAGGCGTGAACTCATCCGATATCGTCCAATGCTTCCCGAAGATCATTCCGGTGCCCGATGACGTGGAATTCGTCTAGACCGTCATCCAACAGCCGTGCGCCGTGGAGTAGGCGGATTTCGGGTCGCCTAGCATCTGCACCTTCCCGTCACGCATGACAAGCAGGCTGAAACCGCAGGACTGAAACGCGATGATGCTCTGGTCGGCGAGCGGACGGAACGCTTCTGGGATGGTCTCAACCGCCATCGCGTAGTTCTGCTGTCCACTGCCGGTGAACTTGACGTTGCCGTTGACCGTGACGACGCGTCCGACCCGACACAGAGTGAGTCTGCTGTTCGTATACGGCGGCTTCCATGGCTGGGTTACGGAATCCCACAGCTTCGACATGGGAGGCAGCTGTTTGATGAGCATGACCGGCGTGCCGGGCGTGATCCCGCTTATCGGGATGCGGGCGATCGGGATCCACGCCGTGCCGGAGGCCGAGTGGATGCTGCCCGACGGGACGGTCGGGTCGGCGGCCGTTCCGGTGTTTGGCGTGCCTTTGAGTACGGCGATGGCAGCGGTCTCGATGTTCTGACCGTTCCGTGTGTATTTGAGGCAGACGAGGTCGTTGCGGTTCTGGCCGCTCATGCCGCTTTCGATGGTCGCGGTCTCGGCCTCGGTGACGCGCGCGTATCGTCCTTCGACCACGAGGTTGAGGACTGGGATCAGCGCGTGATTCGCATCCTGCATGGTCACCGTAGGGAAAGTGCCGTCGCTGCCCTGCAGCAGGTAGCTTCCGTTGCCGATGATTCCGGCCTGCATGGCGCCCATGTCTCCGCTGGTGATGTGCGGTGCGCCGCCCTTGCCTGTGATGAGCGTGGTGGTCATGTCAGTCCTTTCCCTCGGTAAGCCATGCCGTGTAGGCCGCGTCCTGCGTGGCGGCGAGTTTCTTGAATTCCTGCTGGCATGAGGTGCATGCCAGCGCCTCCTGCGTCACTCCGTCCGCGGTGGTGTGTTTGATCTGGTGCCAGTCGCTCGACGTGCGCGGATCTCCGTCGGTGAGGTATGCGCTGTCGTGGCAGCGGTCGCATGTGTATTTGGTGATGTTCGTGGTTTTTGCCATGATGTTCCTTTCAGGCGAGTCTTTGCCAGACGTGTCCGCCGATGATGGTGTGGATTTCCTTCCATGTGCCGCCCTGGTCGTTGGGGTCTCCGGCGACGCACCAGTAGAGCGAGCCGATTGGGTGTGCGGCGAGGAAGGATGCCGCTGTCGCGCTGGATTGTGCGGTGATGGTGCCGTCCTGGCCGATGGTGATGGTCTTGCCATCGGGTTTGACGCCGCCGAGGGTGGCGGTGGATGCCACTGGCAGCGTGTACTTGTTCGCGCCGGACTGGATGCCGTCGAGCTTTTGCTTGTCTCCGCTGCTCATGAGGCCGTGGATCGTCGTGGTCGCGTCCCGTTCCTCGGCCAGCGCCTTCCATTCGTCCCAGCTGTTGGAGTTCCAGGTGCGCCGCCAGATCGTGCCGGTCTGCGGATCGGTGAGGATCTGCGTGGTCCAGCCGAGTGCGGTGCGTTGCACGATCAGACCGAAGTGTCCGACGCCGCTTGGCTTGTGCGAGCAGGTGTTGCCGCCGCCCGCCCAGTAGGCACCCCAGCCGGTTTTGAGCGTGTTGAGGTCGGTGCTGGTGAGGCTGGTGGGCGCGGGCAGCGTGTTCGGCGCGGTCAGGGTCACCGTGCTTCCGGCGCGGGTGGCGGTGACGCCTGTGCCGGCGGCGATGGTCTTCACCCGCTCCTGTGCCGTGTCGTTCGCCTGGCTTGCGAGCGTGTTCGCCGCATCCGCGGTGGTTTGCGCCTTGTCGGCTTTGCCGTCCGCCTGTTTGGCGAGGTCTCGTGCGCCGGCGATTTCGGCCGCGGCGTCGCTTGCGGCCTTGTTGGCTTCGGTGGCGGTTTTGCGGACCGTTTCGAGGTCGGCGGCGGTCACATCGGCGCTGAACGTCCAGTTGGAGAGGGTGAGGCCACTGCCGGCGTAGTAGGCGTGGCCGTCTCCGGAGCTTGATCCACCGCCGCCGGTCTCGCCGGTCGATTCCGTGGATGCGGTGGTCGCCTCGTAGGTTACGGTCGGGATGCCGTCTTCGATTTTGATGATTTTTTTGGTGATTTCGGCGGTGACCTTGATGCCGGTGGTGTTGTCGCGGCCGGTCACGGTGTCGCCCACGTCGAGGTCGATGCCGTCGGATTCCACATCCACGTCGATGCTGCCCGTATCTCGCAGCTCCTGGAGCTTTGTCTTGCCTTTGGTCTCGAGTTCGGCGGCGTCGGCGTTGCTGAGCTCGTAGACGCTTGTGCGCTCGTCCGCGCCTTTGATGGTCTGCGTGTGGCTGAGCGTGCCTTTCTGGTCGGCGTACCAGTGGACGACGATCCTGTCCTTGAGTTCGCCCTTGCCGAGGCAGATCAGGTGGTTGATCGGATGCGAGGCGAGGGTCGCATCGAAGTCGATGAGGTCGGAGTCGATGAGGTCGCCGGCGGCCGTGATCGGCGGCGCGTCGACTGTCACGCCGTTCTGCGCTGCGGTGATGCGCAGCCGCAGTCCTGATGCGCGCAGCATCTTGGACAGGCCGCTCCACGCGTCGCAGTACCGGTCGAACTGCCAGTTTGCGGTTTTGGATGTGCCTTCCGTGACGGTGAGGATGTCCTGCAGTCCGATACGGGAGATGACGGTGCGCAGGAGCGTGCCGATCGTGCCGCTCATGGTCAGGTAGTCCTTGCCCTTGTCGGGTTCGAGGATCTTCGAGGCGAGCAGGCCGTGCCAGTCGCGACCGCGGTAGGTGAGCTCTCCCTCGCCGCCGGTGACGCTGGTCTTCACGTCGTCGACGATGCCGCCCCAGCCGGTGCCGTCGACCCACCATCGGCAGCCTGGTTTCAGGCATGCCGGGCATTGGAGGTCGAAGTCGTTCTCCCCCGACCCGTATGCCAGGTCGAGCGTCCATGAGGCGTACGAGCCGGACGGCGTGCCGTTCGTGTCGGTGACGATCAGGTCCATGGCGGTTCGCTCCTCTCTTCGATGGCGGTCAAGTCGAATTTGAATCCGCCAGCCCAGCTGATCGTGCTCATGCCGGGCGGCAGCGGTTCAAAGATGTAGGTTCCGGATCCGCGTCCGGTGCCTCGCACGGCTTTGCCGAAGAGGTTGGTGCGCAGGCCGGTGTCCGAGATCATCGTGACGGTTCTGCTATCGGAGGCCGCGTCGATTTCGAGGCGGCTTCCGGCCGGTATGGTCGCGTCGACCTCGTACCGGTTCGTGCCGATGATGATGTACGGGTTGACGCACGGGCCGAAGATCGTGAGCTTCACCGGCTGCGGCATGCCGGTCGCGTTGGTCACGGTGTCGAGGATGCTCATGCCGGCGTAGTCGTGCGGGTAGTCGAGGTCGCCGCCGGCCTTGTCGGCTCGCGGGTCGTGGTGTTCGGTGGTCCCGCGCCGCCACACGCCGTCTGCAAGCACGATGGTCAGCTGCGTCTCGACCATCGTGGGCGTGATGGACTGCGGCTCGCTCTTCGCGATCCATGCCCTGGTCTCCCATTCGCCGTCGGCCACGAGGGTGCCTGGCGTGCCGGCGGCCATGTCGGCGTCGGCGAGGCGGCGCAGCAGGTCGAGCGTGGACGGCGAATCATGGATCTTCACGGCGACGGTCTCCTCGCGCGCGCCGCGGGTGATGCCGGTCAGGCCGCGTGCGCCGATGCTGTAGTCCCAGACGCGGCCGCGCAGTCCGGCGAGCGTTTCGCCGTACAGAGGCCCTTCGAAGCCGATTCGCTCACCTGTGGCGGCGCACGCGTATTCAAGCGATTGCACTTCTCACCTTCCTTGCGAAGTCGCGGTCCCCTATCGTCGGCGTGCACCTGGCGATGATCGATCCGAGGTCGTCGTGCAGCGATTCGACGGCCGCGATGAGTTCCCGCAGATCGCCGTCGCCGGCATTGGCGCCGGTGCCGGCCGTGACGTTCAGCCTGCCGGTCTTCGACCAGTCCGCGTCGGAGAGGCTCATCGTGGAGACGAGCGAATCCATGGAACGGCTGACCACATGCGCGGAATCGTCGATGCCCAATGCCATGCCACGTCCGACCATCACGCCGATCTCGTCGCGGAACACACGCGACGGGGAATGGATTCCCAAAGCGTTCTTGGCCTTGTCCACCAAGCCCGACAACGCGTTGGTGATGCTGGAATACAACGAGCCGACCATTCCTGTGATGCCGTTGATCAATCCCTGGATGATGTTGCGGCCAGCATCCACCAGCCAGCTTCCCGCGCCGGACACCGCGCTCCGGACGGTTCCGCCGATCCCGCTCACGACGCTCCCGACACGGCCAACCATGTTGCTTACGGTGCCGACGATGCCGCCCCAGACGCTCGACACAATGCTTCTGACGCCATTCCACAACGCGGCCCACACGCTTCGGATGGTCGAGCATGCGGCGGATACCACTCCGCTGACCATGCCGACTCCTGCGGAAACGACGCCTTGGATGCCGCCCCACACTGCCGACGCGATGCCCTGGATGGCCGACCACGCGGCGCTCCAGTTCCCGTTGACGACCGCGAGCGCCAGTTGGATGATGCCTTGGATGACGGTGAGTGCGGTGTTGATGATTGTGGTGATGATGGTCCATGCGCCTTGTACGACGGTGGATATGGTGTTCCAGAGTCCGTTCCAGACCGTGCTGATGATGGTGGTGGCGGTTTGGAAGATGGTTTGGATGTTCTGTATTCCGGCTTGCAGGAGTGGTGTGATGGTGGTGATGAATGTTTGGATGCCGGTGATGATCGCGGTGAGTGCGGTCATGATGATGGGGCCGATTGTGTTCCAGACGTTTTGGAGGATGGTGGTGATGAGTGTCCATCCGGTTTGCCAGATTTGCTGGATTTGGCTCATGGTCTGGGTGATGAATGTTCCGATGGCTTGCAGTGCGGGTTGGCATGCTGTGCTGATCTGGTTCCAGATTCCCGTGAACCATGTGGCGAAGCTGTTCCAGAGCTGTTTGCCCGTTTCGGTTTGGGTGAAGAACCAGGTCAGTGCGGCCACGACCGCGGTGATGCCTGCAATGACGAGGACGAATGGGTTCGCGGCGAGGAGTCCTGTGAACAGTCCCCATGTGGTTCGCGCCGCGGTGGCGACTGTTCTGAACGTTCCGACGGCTGTCTGCACGATGCCGAAGTTGCCTGCGGTGGCTTTCAATGCCGGGCCGATGCCGCCGAGGTCGGTGGCAAGGTTGACGAATCCAGAGATGCCTTTTGCCGCTGTGGTGATGCCAGTGGCGCTTCTGCTGATGCCGTCCAATGCGGCTGGCAATGCTTTGAAGCCGGCGGATACCGCGCCGATGCCTTTGCTGGCGAGGACGAACGCGGTGATTCCCTTGGCCAGCGGGATGATGCTGTCCGCGTGGGCCGACACGTAGTCAAGAAGACCTGACACGGCATGCAGGAGTGTTTTGAATCCGTCAGCGATTGCGGGCAATTGTCCTTTCGCCTGATTGTAGAGTTCGGAGAGCGGTCCGGAGATGACGTTCCAGACGGCTCCGGCAGCTCCCGACAGGGATGAGCCGAGTTCCTTCAGATCGTCCTTGAGGGAAGCGAGATAGGAGGCGAACTGCTGGACGGTCTGGCTTTTGCCGAGCTTGTCGAAAAAGGCGGTGACCGTGGGGATGGCCTGTTCCAATCCCTTCTGCAATCCCGCGCCGACCTTCTCCAAAGTCGGGGACACCGCCGCGGTGAACGCGTCGATGAGTGGAATGGCCTGGTTGAACAGTCCGCGCAGTCCGTTGAGGACGGGCGTGGCTGCGGTCTCGCCGAGTCGGCTCAACGCGGCCTTCACGTTTGCCAGAGCGCCGGCGAACGTCGTTCCGGCGCTTTGTGCGGCACCGCCTAGGCCTTCCTGCATGGCGTCGGCGAAGGTCTGGAAGTCGATCTTGCCGTCCGAGACCATGTCGGACACTTCGGCGCTGGTCTTGTTCAGGTGCTTGCCGAGCATCTGGAGGACCGGGATGCCGCTCGACATGAGCTGGAGCATGTCGTCGCCCTGGAGTTTCCCTCGCGCGGCGACCGATCCGAAGATCATGCCGATGTCGGTCAGGCTACGGCCGCTGATCTGCGCCGTGTCGGCGACGGTCTTGAGGACCTGTGTGAGCTCGCCGCCCTCCTTGACGCCGGAGGCGGACAGGCTGGCCGCGACGGTCGCGGCGTCGCCCAATCCGAACGCGGTGCCCTTGACGGATGCGAGCGCGTCGTTCATGATCTCGGTGACGCTCGCGCTGTCGTGGCCGAGGCCCTTGAGCTTGGCCTGCGCGTTCTCGATGTTGAGCGCTCGGGTGAAGCCGCCCTTGGCGGCCAATGCGGTGATGCCTCCTGCGATGGTGGCGATCGCGCCGGTGCCGACCTTGCCGATCTTGCCGAACGCGCCGCCGATCTTCGAGATGAGGGTGTTGGAGCCTTTCCTAGAGGCTTTGCTGACGGCGTCGCCGATGTCGCCTTCGATGCTTTTGCCGAATCCCTTGCCGGATGGTTCAACGTGGACGTATACGACGCCGATGTCCTGTGCTGCCATCGTGCTCCTTACTGTGTGTCGGGATTCCGATGGCGGTCGGAGTCAGAGGTCGTCGTTGATGTGGAAGTAGGCTTTGAGCCGTTCCCTGTCCTCGCGTTGACGGCGGGTGAGGTTGTGCGTCGGGGTTGGCGGGTGGAGTGGGTCGTGCTCGTGGTCGAACCATGGGCGTTTGCGTTGTCCGGACAACATCCAGACCGCCTGTTCGGCTCCATCGGGCGCGTAGACGGCGTTCTGCAACGCCATCCACGAGTGGCTCGTATGGTCTTTGAGGATTTCGCGGGTCAACGCCCAGGCGAGTCCCCAATCGACTCGTGGACGTTGGCCTTCAACCCATTCCTGGAAGCGTACGGGCCTGTATATCTGCCCGTACGCTCGGATCCAGTCGTAGGCTAGTGCCGCGCGGTGGTTGTTCCAGAGGTGGGCGAGGTAAACGCTTTTGGGTCCAGTCCGGATTCGTCGGCCCACGCCTTCACCGTGGCGGTGAGGTAGGCGATCGGACGTTCCGTCTTGCGCAGCACGTTCCAGAAGTTCGGCTTCATCGCCTGGAAGTACGCGAGGAACGCGGCCATGCACGCGCTGGTCTCCTCGTCGGAGAGCGTCGGCCTGCTCTTGACCAGGAGGATGGCCTGCACGAGTTCGATGGGCAGTTCCGCGTTGTTGAGGTTCGGCAGGTCGAGTTTCGCTCCGGCGACCTCGAGGTGCACGTCGGGCTTGAGCTCCTCCGCGTCGGTCAGGTCCACGTCCACGACATGGTAGGTGTTGTCGCTCATTTCGTCTCCGTTTCATGGTTATCGGCGGTTATGGGTAAGGTCCCGTGCGGTCGACCGCCATCGGCCGCACGGGAAGAATCAATGGGCTACTTGGCGTCTTCGGTGACGAGGCCCCACGCGTGGAACTGTTCGCCGTTAGTGCCCTTGAGCATCTTGAACGTCATGCTGAAGTTCATGATCTCGCTGGATTTCAGGCTCACGTCGTCACGGTCGCTCACCTTCGCGTTGGTGCCGTACAGGAGGAAGGGGCGGTCCTGCTGGTCGAGCGCGACCAATACGAGGATCCATTCCTTCTTCAGTCCGGCGCCCTTGATGCTGATGCCGCCGTCCGAATCGACGTCCACGTCGAAGTAGGCGGACACCACATCCTTGCGGCCTTCCATCGCGGCGAGCTGGAGCGTCCAGTAGCCCGGGTCCGTGTCGGACAGGACGATGTCGCCGTTGTGGGCCTTGTAGTCGGTGCTGTCGCCCGGTTCCGGATGCAGTACGGCGCCGTCCTCGGTGGAATAGCCGATCGGCTTCTTGTTGGACGGCGGCGTCCAGTCCACGCCGGTCGGGGCCGTGAACGTGCTGTCGCCCTTGGGGAACAGGAACAGCGCGTAGTTCTTGATCAGGCGCACGTTGCCTGCGGTGTTGCCGCTGGACACGTACCCGTAGTCGGTCGCGCCCTGCGCGGCGACGGTGGTTTTTTCGTTGTTGTCAGACATTCGTCTGCACCTTTCCGTTCTTCGCGTGTGGCGGCACGTTGTCTTTGGTTGTGTTTCAGTTGACGGTGACCTCGAGCAGGAGCACTCCGTACGCGCACACCAGCCTCTTGTCCTCGTCAGTCATGCGTACCGGCCCGGATTCGAGTGACGCGTCGATGAGCGGCGCGACGTTTCCGAGCCCGATGATCTCCCTCGCGATGTCGGCCCACAGGCGTGCGGCCTTGTCCCAGTCGCCCGTATGGTCCTCTCTCATGCATCGCACGCTCAACCGCAGCCGCACGTACTGCGAGATTGGGGTGCTCATGCCTTGCATGGAGTCGGCCAGAGTGGCTTCGGTGAAGGGAGGTTCGAGGTCGCTTCGTTCGATGGTGTCGAACGTCACGTCCGGGAACAGTGTCCTCAGTTTGGGCAGGAGCAGGGGTTCCGTGCGCCGGGGAGTGACCGGGATGCTCATACGCGCATCCTTCCGAGCGTGTCCTCCAACGTGCCGTGCGCCTTCTCCACCGGTGCCGGGCAGATGATCGCCACGCCACTGCGGTTCTTGCCGTCATGGTCGCGCACCATGCAACGGCTGTCGGTGACGGCCTCGTTGGCGGCGTCGCGCATGCGGTCCCGCAGGGTCTCGTTCTTCAGCACCTGTTGGCTGAACGCCTTGCGGTTGAATACGAATCTGCATCGTTTGGCCATGCTTATCCTTCCCGCTCGCCCACGGTGAGCACGTCGCCGACGTGCCGTCCGTGGAGGTTGTTCCACACTTGCGGTGTGCCTTTGACGGGCAGCAGGACGCCTCTGACTTTGATCAGGTCGGCTGGCTGGATGCCTGTCGGCTGGCTACCGCGGATGTGGATCGTGTATTCGATGGTCTGCGGGCTGGCGTTCTCCTCGGTCTGGTCGGTGGTGGAGGTTGGCGCGACCATCGCCTGGAACGTGCCGACGCGGGCGGGTTTGCCCTGGATGGGGTTGCCGTCCGTGTCGGTGGTGGACTGGCCGCGCCACACTTCGATGGTTTCCACTAGGACGTCTCCCCCGTTGCCATGTCGACGCTGAACGCGCGCTGAGCGTTGATGCCAAGGATGCGTTTCTCGTCGTCGCGCAGCCAGAGATCGCCGGTGGGCGCTCCGAAACTGTATTGTTCGCTGAAGCTGCCGGTGGTCTGGTTCATCTGCGTGATGCCGCCGGGAATGTCGTACGGGTCGGCCTGCATGATTCTGCGGACGATGTCGCAGGTGATCTTCGTCAACAGTCGCGGCCGTTCGTCGAGGAGCCGCCGCCAGATGGGCGAGCGTTCCTTGATGTAGTCGGTCACGTCCGCGAGATGCGTGTCGGCCTTCTCACGTTCCTCGTCGGTGAGCTTGTGCCACCTCCGTTCGAGATCGTCGGAGGTGGCGAACATGTCCGGTTCGTCCGTCATGGTCACTTCTTGTCCGGCAGCTTGATCACCCCGGAGGCCGCGAGGCCGGTGATAGTGTCATCGAACTGTTTCGCCAAAGTATTGAAAGCCGTGACGAGCTTGTCGAATTCATCCTTGGTCGGAGCAGCTGCGGCTGCCTTGACGATGTTGCCGTCAACGTTGCCAATCGTCTGTTCGGGCGCGAACTGCTTGATGCCGCCGAGGGTGTCCTTGCCGGCCTCCGGCAGTTCGTAGGCACCGGAACCGGCGGAGAAGGCGGTGCCGTCAGTGTTGACAAGCCGCACCTGCGCGTCCAACGGGCCGACAGTGTGCTTTTCCTCTCCTACAGGATTGACAACAAGCGTCTGGATGGGAAAACTCATAGTTCACCTCACTTGGTCTTGAGCACGGCGAACGCGTTCGGGTCGATGACGGCGAACGCGTACATCGCCTCGGTACGGTATGCGATCTGGTTGTGCGCCTTCAGGTCCACGCCGGTCTGGTCCGGGTCGCCGTAGGCGATAATCTCGCTGGTCAGGTCGCGGACCATGCCCCATTTGATGAGGCTGAAGTCTCCCATGAACGCGAGCACCTTCGTCGGGGTCGAGGCCAGTCGTCCGTTGACGGTGCCGGAGGTCGCGGCGGTGATGCCGTCCAAGCTGCCGGCCTGCAGGTTCAGCGGGATCTCCGGGTAGAAGCGCATGCCGGTGGAGGGCACGCGCAGCTTGCGCAGACGGGACGCCCAAGTCTTGGACAATGCCACGCCGTTGATGTCGTAGGAGTCGTTCAGCGCGTCGGCCAAGGCATCCACGTTGCTGATGTCGTCATCGCCGGCGGTCACCTGCACGGCGGACGTGCTCAACGGGTTGAATCCGGAAAGCGCGGCGCCGGTCTTCGGGTTGATCGCATGGTAGATCACGTAGTCGAGCGCACGACCCAAAGCGGCTGCCTGATCCGCTTGGATGCTGCGGATGATCTGCAGCTGGTTGTCCTCGTCCGCCCACTGGAGTTCGCTGGTGACGCGGGTGGTGGTCTGCACCTTGAAGCGCTTCGCCACGACGGAATCCACGGTCTGCTCGTAGCTGCCCTTGACCGCGCCTTCGGCCACGACCTCGGCTTCGCTCTTGCCGTTGAACACGAGGTAGTCGGCGTCGGAGAAGATCTGCGGCGTGCTGGGGCTCAGCGACGCAATGGTGCTGGTGTCCTTGGCCTTGTTCACGATTTCGGTGGCCACGCTCACGGGGAGCTTGATCTGGTCTGTTTTCATCGCCATGATGGCTTGTCCTTTCAGTCGTTATCTACCTAAGAGCTGATGGATGTACGAGAGCTCTTCGGCGTCCTTGTTGTTCTGGTGCGAAGGAGAGCCTGTCTGGTTCCTCACCTGCGGCGGCTTGGATGCCGGATGCAGTGCCGCTTGCAGGAGGTCCGCGTGCGCTTCGAGTTCCTCCTTGGTTCCACCGCGGAGCAGTTCGGCAGGAACGCCCTTGTCTTTGGCGACTTCGGACACCCATTCGGCGTGCTGCTTCTCGGCAGCGGCATCGTCGATCTGCTTGCGCAACGCGGCGTTCGATTCCTTAAGCTTGTCGAGCTCGCTCTTGCCCGCGTTCTCCATCTCGTCGAGTCTCATGGCCTTGGATTTGAGCTCGTCGTAGTCCTTGTACTTGCCGCGCTCCTTGGCCAACCTTTTCTCCACGATCTGGTCGACCTGCTCCTGGGTGAACGATTTCGGTTCGGGCTCGTTGCCTTCACCGGAACCGCCGTCGCCGGAACCGCCGTCGATGAGACGGATACGGGCCGGGAATCGGAATCTGTTGAACATGTCGTGCTCCTTCTTGCTGTTTCCCGTGGATTCGAGTTCGACCGCGCCACGGTGCGCTGTATGGTCCTCCCACGCGATGCGGCGCATGGTCGCCGCCGGCCGGAGGGCCGGTTGAGTGGTGGATGCGGGATTCGCACCCGCGTGGCAAAATGCGCCCGATTTACAGTCGGGTCCGTTCGTCTGCTCCGGCAATCCACCAAAAGGTGATAGAATGGATATGTAAGCGCCCTTGTTACCGCCCTTTTTGGTAGTTTCAGCGGCGCTTACTTGATTCTCAGCAACTGTCCTTTTTTGTTCAGGATGTATACGATCCCATTCTTGAAACGATGACTTTTCATGATGTTTCCGATGAGTTCCTCATCGCTCATGTTGTCGTTTTCGGAATTGTCGATGATCAGCCGTCTGCAATCCGGCTTTTTTGACGCGCTGCCCATATATCCGTCGATAGTGCGGAATTTGTCTGCTGATTGAGGCGTCTTGAGCTCGATGCCGCCTTCCAAATCAGACAAGCCGATCAGGAGCATACGCCCAGTGTCTGGATCCTTCGCTTCACGATGGTCGATCTGAAAGGCCGGGACGATTCCATGTCTGCGCAGTCTCTGGGCCGTTCGTATCTCCTGCGGTCTTGCCTTCTCGGTTTCCTCACGCATCCCATCACTTGGGAAGCTGATCAGTGGCTCTGCGCCGCTGTGGAGCCATTCTCGGTCGCGCCAGCGCATCTCGGCGAGTATCTGGTTGCGTTTCCAGTTGCCGAACTTCTGGTCCGGCGAACTGCGGGTTCTCAGGTATTCGTCGTGGGTAAGACGATGCTCGATGGCCGTCTTGCATTGTTCCCAGCGTTCACTCATGCCGTCGGGGTCGAAGCCTTTGAGCTTCTGCCTTCCCCAGCTGCTGATGACATCACAGTGACAGTGGCCATTGTGGAAGGTGGGGCCGAAGTCGGCCGTCTCTTCACTGAGGTATTCGAAGCCACGGGTGGCGAGCATGACGCAGAACGCGCATGGATCGCTGCCTCGTGGCACGCGCGCCCATTTTGGTTTTGTGGGGTCGACATGCATGTCACGCATGGTCATAAGCCTGGCGGATGTGCTGACCATGTCACCAATGAGCTGCTGCCAGTCATCGATGGTCTTCAACTCCGGCCACAGACTGTCCACGCTCAATCCGGCATTGCTGCGTCCGGCGACGAGGTCGGAGTAGTTGAGACCATTCCAGTCAGTTCCGGAGAAACCGCCGTTCATGCGGTAGAGGACTTCGCTTGGATCAAGCAAATCCGGGTGTTCGAACTCCGGCAGATCCACTCCTGACTGCTCGGCCCATATAGCGCGTAGCTGGCTGAAATAATCGTCAGCCAGCTGCGCGGACTGTCTCGAGTAGTCCTCGACCACATCGCGCATGAACAACGGGTTGGAGCGGTACTGCGCCTCGATAGCGTCAGCCGCTTCGTCTGCCAATGCATCAAGGTCGGCGACGTATCCCGCATAGGCTTGGTCAAGCAGCCGTTGAAGATCTCTCCTGTTCGTCTCCGGTATGTTCAGGCTGTTGAGTTCCATCCTGAACCTCCTCGCCGCCGGCCGATGCCAGGCGAGCCTTTAGCTGATCGATCTGTTCCTTAGCGCGCTGGCGTTGCTGGTCGGCGCGTAAGCGGGTGATTTCCTCACGGCTCAGGCCGAGTCGTTCGAGTCCGACGTCGGAGTCGGCGTAGCCGGTGACCTTGTCGGCGATCTTCGTGAACGCGTCGGCGCGCGCCGCGTCGGAGATCTCCTTCGTGGGGGCCCATACCGGGTGTACGTCGCGCATGGAGTCGGGTATCGAGTTCGTGCCTTCGCGCAGTGCCACGGCGATGCCCATGGCGCGTTTGAGTTCGCGTCCGAAGGCCACGTTCTGCTTGTCGGCGATGCGGGTCAGGCGTCGTTCCGCTGATGCCATCGCCTCGGCACTGGTCGGATTGTCCAGTGTGATGCCCAGGTAGTCGACCGGCACGCGGGTCTGCGAGGCGACGAGCATGGCCATGGTCTTGAGCATGTCCGAATGGGGTGCCATGGACGCCTGCTGCACCTGCTGTAGTTGGGGCAGGTTGCCGTCCTCGTCGGCGCTGATGGCGTTGATCGCCTGGATGAGGCTCTTCCACGTGTTGCTGCTGAACGCGTCCTTGTTCGCGCCGATGAACCAGAGTTTGGGAACGGAGTAGAATTCGGCCGATGCCTCCATGCGGACCATGGTGCGGAATCCGGCGTCCACGAGGCTCATGAGCGAACGGCTGATGCGGCTGTGGCCGAACGGGCGGTCCATCTGCCTGTCGTAGGCGAGCGCGACGACCGTCGGCTGGTCGAAGTTCGTTTCGATTTTCTCCGCGCGCCATGGCAGTGGGCGCCCTGAGCATTCGTAGACCTTGCCGGGGAGCCATACGTTGAACGAGCAGATCCGTCCGTCCTTGTCATCCTCGGTGATGGTCAGCGCGGCGGCCAGGCGGTGGTTGCGCCTGTCCCAGATTCCCGCGGACCAGTCGGCGGAACGGGGGATCATGCTGATTCGTTCCGGATCCTCCGGGTCTGCGGCGATGGTCAGGAAGCTGCATGAGTGCTTGTATGAGGATACGATCAGTTCGGACGTGGTGACATCCAGCTGGTTGTCCTCGAACAGGTCGTTGATGCCCATCGTGTCGTCGCCGGAGATGCTGAATCCTTCCAGGTCGCTCAGGTCGCTCAATGATCGGACGGCGAGTTCGGGCCATCCGATCATTGCCTCGACCTTGTTTTTGATCTGGTCGGGTATGGAGATTCCGAAGTCCTTGAACCGTTCCTTGCAGTCGTAGTAGGCTCCGCGGATTAGGTTACGCGGGTATTTCTCTCGCCATACGCGCAGCAGTTCTTGGATGATGGTCATGTCCTCGTCGTCGACGCCAAGAATGGTGCCGACGTTCCCGCTGGCGGTGTCTAGGTAGCTGCTGCCGGTGAATTTCGGTGCCGTGCTTACCGTGGTGCCGTCTGCCATGTAGAAGACCATCAGACCATCACCTCCTGTCGTCTTCCGGGATGCCGTTTCGTGGTGAACGCCCCGTAGAGCGCCAATGTGGTGGATACGAGCGGGGTTATGTCGATATCCGAGCCGAGCTTGTTCCATGCGATCGCGCCGGACTGTCCCAATGGACGCGTGGTAGCGCCCTTGACTGCTGCGGCCAGCTGCGGCTGGTATTCGTCCCGCGGGTGCTTGAGCGTCCCGGCCTTGAGCATGTCGAGGAATCGGCCGCATGCGCGGCCCATCTCCTGCATATTCGTCACGGTGACCTTCACGTGTGCGGCCTTCAGGTCGGGCAGCAGGCTCATGGCCGGCGACTGCGCGTCGATGACCACACTTGCGGTCTTGTGCCAGCGTTCGGCGAGCCAGTCCACGGCCCACATGGTTCCCGCCTGCCGCGCGTCCTTGATGTTCGCCATCTGGATGACGGCCGTTCCGTCCTTGTACCGCAATGCGGCGCCGATGGTCAGCACGCTCCTGTCGGGCGGCATGTCGAGGCCGAAGCTCACCGTGCCGCCTTCGGGCACGTCATCGACGGCCGCGGCCTTCCACTGGTCGGGGTCGATGGCGTATGCGGTGACAGTCTCATCCCAGATGCCGAGCGCCTCACGGCGGAACGAATCGTCGGACAGGTTGTTGCGCATGCGTATGATTGCCTGTTCACTGGTACGTCTCGGATAGCTGGGATTCGCTTTAGCCCACTGTTCGCGGTCGTCCGGATCCGCGTCCTTGTCGGCGGCAAGCTCCACGTAGAGGAGGTTCCCGTCATGGTTCAGCGCGTGCATGCGCTTCTCCGTGAACGCCTCGCACTGGTCTCCTGGCTTGGGTGGATTGCCCATGTACACGACCAACGGGTTCGGGCTCGTGTTCAGGACGGGGATCATGTTGTCCATCGCGCGCACGGTGAGGATCTGCGCCTCGTCGAAAACGGCCACGTCCACGCTGTGCAGGCCTCGGCCGAAACCGTTCTCTCGGGCGCCGAACATGATGCGGCTGCCGGACGTGAACGTGATCTCCTGCTGGCCGTTCGCCCTGCGGATGCGTTCCACGTACCTGCCGAGCATCGGGTTGTGTTCCATCTCGCACATGTCCGCGAACGTCTCGTCGCTGGTGCGCGTGTGGTGGGCGGTCCAGATGGCCTTCAGGTTCGGCGTGAGTATCGCCTTGAGGAACAACGCGGTGCCGACGGTGAAGGTCTTGCCGATCTGCCTGCAGCTGGACAGCACGGCGCCGTCCGCGCCACACGCGTACTTGCCTTCCGTGTTCTTGGCGAACAGAAGCCACAAGAAACCCTGCTGCCACAAGTCGAAACGGATGCCGGCCTTGCGCGCGGCTTTGTTGATTCGCGTGAACTCGCTGCCGACGATGCCTTCCGGCTGGCGGAGGACCTTGGCGATTTCAGACAATCGACGCTCCGACATCGTCCGTCACCTCGTCTTCCTCATCGTCCAGCAGGTCGGTCAGACCTCCGCCTTGGAGTGATTCGATGCGTTCGCATACATCGATGAGCTGGCGGCTGATCGCGGGTAGTGCGTTTGCCGGTGTGGACGTGTCGTCCATAGCCTTCTGCAGTCGGTCGCGGTTGGCGCGCAGCATGTCCAGCATGCTGCCGTCCATCATTCTCTCGAAACTCCGCTGGTCGAGGTCCTGCTCCGGCTTCTGTTTCGTTTCCACGACTTTGACGGGTGGCTTACTGTTCCAGTCCTGTGCGGGCCTGTTCTTTTTCCGACGATAATCGGCTTTCTGACGGCAGGATTTGGAGCAGTACCGTTGCGGCCGCCCGTGGCCGGAAGGCCGGAATTCCTTGCCGCAGAGTTCGCACTTCATGGCGTCCACCTCCGCTTTCCGACCTTTCGTCGTTTCCCCTGTTTCCGACGTTTGAATTCCGGGGGAAATATCGGCACTGCACCCGAGGCTACCCCAAGGGTGTATGGCAGGGTACCCTGCCCTGGTATCGGGTCAGATGCCGAACGTTCTGAATGGCAGCGAGCTTGATTTGATGGTCTGCTTGCCGGCCAGCAGCGCTCGTGCATGTTCGTCTGTCTTGTCGCTCTTGAACCTGTTGCAGATGCGGTGCGTGAGCCTGCAGTTAGTGAAGCTGTATGGATCACCGCCGCGTGAGACTGGTATGAGTTCGTCTACTTCGGCGCTCATCGGATGTGGTGTCTTCAATGTCTTGTCGACCGGCTTACCGCAGATGGCGCACACATCGTATGCGGCCAACACTCTTTGCCTGAGCATGCGCCGCCGGTATCCGTTGCTGACCCGCTCGTTGCGTCGCTTGCCCATGGTCATTCCTTCGTATGAAGTCCTAGCATGGCCAACCACATGTCGACCAGGGATCCCGTCATCTGCGAATATCCCCTCCCGAGGTTATTCATGGAGCGCCTTCGGCGGGAGTCGAACCCGCGCATACACGCGGCCGCAAGGAAGAGGATCCGAAGATCTGCGACCGGTGCGATCTGCCACTGATTCCTACGAAGGCATGGACAGGCGGTTTGAGCATCACCGCATCACATAAGCGCGGGATTGGCCTGCCTGCCGCTGTTAGTGTATGCCCACTCTGACGTGAGTGGGCGGGGCGTGTCCGATATGCCGTTCGGACAGGACGGTGTTACGTAGCCCAAGGAGTTAGGAGAATCCATGGCGGATATGAAAAGGGTCCAAACCAATTCACCTCGGTTTGAACCCTCTAATCCACTGACAATTTTGCGTTGCACTTTCGATTTTGTCAAATCGAGTCGCGTCGCACGACCTGTCCATGCACGTCGGAAAGCCTGTACAACGGCTGCCCCTTCACGTTTTCACCAACCGGTTGGAGCCTGCCGCGCTTGCGCCATGAGCGAATCGTGTTCGCGTTGCACTGGAATCCGCATTCGCGCAGCAGTTCCGCGCACTCCCCCGCCGTGAACGCGCGTCCCGACCGAACGCATTCCCTCAGGAACCCCAACCGCACATCCGCCACAAGGTAAGTGCTGCCGCACACGGGGCATGCAACGCTTACCGCGCCGACCGACGCTGTCAATTCGACTCCGCACAGCGGGTTCGGGCATCTTCCGATGCCATGTTTCGCAGGCGGCACGTCGATGATGTCCAGCGTCTTTCGAACCATCGACTCCCACTCATGGTAGAAGTCGGCGATGTCAGGCATGCGGCGCAGTCGAGGACTGCCGGCGCAGACACGCAGCATGTCCACCAGCGGCGGATGCACGCCATAGGTCGCCCACGGCATGGCGGGCGGAGCGTACAACCGGCGCCAGAGTGCGATCGCGGCATCCTCGATGGACTGCATGTGGTCGAGCACCGGCAATCGGATTGGCGTCGGCGCGGCTGGAAGGTTGACGCGTCCAGACTGGCGGCCTCCGTAGTGCGCGGTCGAGTCCAGGAACTCATGCAGCGAATCCAACCATGATGGATATTCCCGCAGCCAGTCGCGCATCAGCCCGTCGCATTGCGCGCACATGGTGTCGCCGACAGCGCATTCTCCGCCGCAGACGAGGCACACGCCGGCGAGCGCTGGCTTGTTTTGGTTGGTTTGTGCTGGTTGTGTCTGGTTTGGTGTTGGTTGGGATTCGTTGGTTTGTTCGTTCATTTGTTCGATTCCCTCCGGCGTGGTAGTCTTCTGGTGGTGTCAGGAGCCCGGCCGGAAGGTCGGGTTTTTGTTATTCGTGGTGTTGTTGGATTATCGCTTTGATTTCCTCTTTGGGGACTTGAGGAACCAGTGGCGAGATCTCATCGAGGCTGTATCCGGCCTGATGCCATTTGATGATCATGTCCATGAGGGTTTTCTTCACTTTCATTTCGTTTCCCTTCGTATTTGCTGGATGATCGTCTCGTATGGTTTGCGGTGGAAGATGCGTATCCACCATTCGGGGCGGCGGCCCCATATGGTTTTGACTTCGGTGAGGGGAAACCATGATACGTACCATTTTTGGCAATTTCCGCAGTACAGCACCTCGCCTTCCTCCTTCGGTCTGGGATGCTCATGGTCGAACGCTGGCGTCCTTGGCACCAAATAACTTCGATTGCTCATTTCGTGTCCTTCGTGGTTGGGCGGACGGTGAATGCGACGAGTCCGGTCTCGGCATTGAACACCTTGACCGGCTCGCCAGTCCTCAGGGACATGGCCTGCGCGTAGTCGCCAGCATCGTCGATGTTCTCGAACGTTCTGACGCCTTCCTGGGTGACGACGTTGTAGCTCATCTTGCCAGCTCCTTGCCCACGCCGCTCACATGGCTCCAGTCGCATGACAGGCCGCCCTGCTTGTAGCCCGAGTAGACGACGCAGTCCACTTTCCTCGTGTCGGTCAGGGTGATGACGCATTCACGGAATTCGTCGGCCCCGGCGGAGCACTGCGATTCGATGGACATGACCGCATGCGCCGGCGTGGAAGGCCCCGACGCGCTTCCGCATCCTGCGAGCGCCATGCATATGACGGTGATGGCGAGTGTGATGCGTGTTGTTTTTCTCATTTTGTTTCCTCCTAGTGTTTGCGCCATTCGCCGTTGGCGTATCTGTTCCATCCGCGGATCGCGGTTTTGATGCTGTCGTCCGGGGTGGTGATCCAGACGGCGTTCGGACATCCGCGGCATTTGGCTATCCATACGTAATGCGCCGTGGTTCCGATGATCCGGGCGTAGGGTTCGATGCCGGGTTTCCTCGTGCCGCAGTATGGGCATGGACTGGTCCTATGCCATTTCCTGGCATGCGATGTGGTGTTTTTCATGGTTTGCCTTCCGTGATGACGACGGCGCGGATGCCGTCCGAGGTTTTGTTCGTGTGGTGGCGTAGGTCGCAGTCGATGACGTGCAGGCCGATGCCCCGGTATTTCAGGACCGCGTGGACCGGACTCAACCGGATCAGATCCAATGGGCCGTCCAACGTGACATCCATACCGGTGAGCGCGATGCATCGACGGCCGATCAGGTCGGCGGGATTCCGGTACTGCCACGCCATATGCGTCTGGACCGTCATGGCCGGCCTCCGATCCAAGCGACCAGGACGGCCGCGCACAGGAGCATCATGGAGACCGCTGTCATCACCATGCTCCCTTCAGGAGCTTGCGGTACCACTTGTAGTCGTTGATGTCGCGTCGGATGCAGTCGCGCACCCTGTGCGGGCCACGATGCCCCTCGTACGGATCCTCGGGACAGTCGATGAACCTCAAATACCGGCGGAGCGTGGTCAGGTCGAACTTGCGGTAGGACAGCCACCTGTCCGGGGCCATGTCGAGACGTTTCAGGAAGTCGATGTCGAAGTCCACGTTCGTTCCGGCCGGAACCAGCGTGAAGCGTTGCGAGAGGGAGTCGAGATACTCCTCCACGGCGTTCGCGACCGCTTCCACGCAGTCGTTCCTGTCGGAACCGTTCAGCAGTTCGAACAGGAGACCATTGTCCGTGTGCATGGAGAACGCTATCGGGCTCATGTCCAACAGGTCGAGATCGTACGGTCTGATGATGCGGTGCAGGGATCCATACGAATGTTCGCCCAGCACGTCGGTACATTCCATGCCGACCTCCAAAGGCAGGCTGTCATTCCTGTCCGTGCCGGTCGTTTCGAAGTCGAGCCAGAGCAGCGCCTCCGGCTTCCCATTCCGGTCTTTGTCCTGTTTCCTCATGATTCTTCCTTCCAAGTGCTTTGCCATTCGATGATTTCGATTTGCGTGAGCCGTTGCGCCGTGCCGTCATCCAGCAACCACCACCAGTCGCCGTTCCAGTCGCGTATCGGCACGCTGAGCGGAGCACGCCAACTCGGGATGATGTAGCCGAACCGTTCCGCCTCGGCCAGATGCGCGTGCGCCCAACCATGACAGCCGGTCGTGCCGGAACCGCACAGTTCCACGATGTTGCACGGCAGGTCACGCACGGTCGGGTCGGCCCGACGGCGCAACTGCCGGTGATGGCCGCTCCTGCCCGGCCAGACACTCGGGTCGTGCAGGTTGCGTCCGCAACGCATGCAATGCCAACCCTGACGTTGCAAGGCGATGCGTTTCGATCCCTGGAATTGCCGGTCGCTCATCGTCGCTCCCTTCCGAGCTGGTCGAGCAGGTTGATGCAGGTCGAGCAGTCGCGTTTGATATCGCGGATGCGGTCAAGATCCATATCGGCGAGCGCCGGGCCTTTGAGCGCGTCGAGTTCCAATCGGTCGGCGGCTTGGATGGCCGAGGTGAGGATGCCGGCCATGTGTGCGATGGTCATGGCGTTCATGCCGCCGCCTCCTGTCCGAACAATTGTTCGATCCACGCGTCGTCGGGCACGTTCGCGAGCTGACGGCGCAGCATGTCCGGGTCCAATCCCTGGTTGAGCAGGTCCGCGACCTTGCACGCGAGCTCCATGTACGTGTCCGTGCCCTCGCAGGAGAGCGGGCCGAGAACCCGTTTCACCTCTTCGCTGCCCCACGTATACCGGCGAGCGCCGGAATCCTTTGGGGTGGCGAATCCACGTTCCTTGCCTTTGACGAGCCAGTTGCGAAATTTCGCGTTCCAGTCTGCCGAGCGGGCGCCGGTGTCGAGTGCCCTGTCCTTGAACTTCCCCGCTTCGACGTCGCAGTCGATGCCGAGCCTGTCGGCGAGCGCCTGGTGTTCTTCGGTGGGTTTCCAGTCGGCTGGTATTGGGATTTGTTTTCTCGCGCGCGCGTTACTCTCTCTAGGTTCTATATACGGTTCTTCCTTAGATATGGTTCTTGTGCAATCATGTTGCACCCCTGTTTGCACACCTGTCCGTGTTTTTTTCACCCCTGCTTGCACTGCTGGTGTGCAGTCTGTTTGCACTGCTGGTGTGCAGTCGTGTTGCACTGGTGTTTCGGCGTTTTTGAGAGGTGCAGTTTTTGCACCCCTGCTCATGTTGAGGTTCCAGACGGTCGGCTTGTATCCGCCGAGGCCGGACACGATGCGCTGGTCTCCCCTGCTGATCAGTCCGGAGGATTCGAGACTCTTCAACGCGTAGGAGACCGTACGCATGCTGTATCCGGTCAACCGACTGATCGTGCTCCTGCTCGGATACGCTCCCATGCCTTGAGGGTCGGCATGGTCGGCCAGCACAAGAAGCGTGCGGAAATCCGCGTGCTTGATGTCCGGCGCTACACCGTAGATAACCCATGTCAACGCTTGGATGCTCATGATTCCTTTCCTTTCCCTGAATGTCTTCTTACGGCCTCCTTGCCGGCCTTGGTGATCACGTAGGCACGCCGCCAGTCCCGCCTGGGTGCGCCTTCCTCCAGGAGTCCGCGGGATTCAAGCCTCCTGCACACGTTCATCTCGCGCAGGTCGGCGGGAACATGATCTTTCCCGTCGGACATCCACCGCAGGATTTCGAATTGCCTCCCAGTCAGCATCAGAAGCTCGGTTCCTCTGGTTCCTGAGCGCCGAACGAGCCAAACGAGCCGGAATCCCGCGGCTGCCCCCACGGATCGTCCGCCGGAGCCTGCGGCACGGAAGCGCCGCCCTGGTATGCGGAAGCCTGCGCCCGCGCGTCCGTCGACGGCGGCGCGGCGTGTGGATTGCCGTACGCGCCCGCC